CCGAACTTTACAAACGTCTATAACCCTCTCTCTGAATTTATCGTCAGAAGTAATCTTAATGTCCAAATTCGGATCCATAAGTATGTTATAAACTTCGGACAGCCATCCAGAAATTCGTTCAGTTTCTGTGGCTTCAAATTCCCAACCTAAATATTTGTACAAAAAAGATTTTACAATAGGTTCTACATAACCAGAAATTGATTTGGCCATGTCCGAGTCTGTCACCTTAGATATTGCTGTATGCGACGCATTAAATGCCGCCAATACCTTATTCGCATCTATAGGTCCTTTTCCCATGAATGTTGACGCAAACACAATTAAGGACAATATCGATGAAACTATACCTGTTTGAGATTGTCCAGGCAAGGGTTCATCATAAACTTCTATTTCATCTTCTTCTGCCATACAACGCAACAGAAAGTTGCAAACCGCTCTAGAGACGTTTGCTGCATAATACAATATGATTGCTATAAAGCAAACGCTCAGAGCTCTCGCTATTTGAGGTAAATATTTAAGGACGCTAGAAAATGCATCCATAAGGCCTTTCTTTATACGTTGAAGTGTTTGTAATCCTGCTGATACATATGTAGTACAAGAGGCCCACGTATTGTATGCCGCAACAGCCGACGATATTTTATTCTTAATACTCTGGAAAAAACTAGCCGTAAATGACTCATCTTTATCTTCGTCGCTAGATCTAGAGCCATCGCTGTTGTATATTTCATCATCTGCTATCCAATTAAAAGCAAACATCTGGCTCTGAGCCACCCCCACTTGATTTATTCCAGGGATTTTGTAAATATCACTAGCCAATTTATGCACATATCTTATTGTTTTATCTTTGCTATAATATTTCATACTTATGTGCACAGCCTGAGCATTCCTATGGCTGCAAGATGCCAACAAAATGTTCGACAAAACTATCATTTTCCTATCTGTACATCGCTCTATGATATTGACTGCAACGTTTGAATATTCCAAAGATTTGATTGTTTTGCACTTCAACATTTTGATTAAAGGTTTTTCCATTCGCTCCAACCAATCTTTAATCTGTTTATATGATATGGTATTTGCTACAGTGAAGCTTATCAATTCATATCCTATATTAAAATTGTGTTCCACCAAAGGACCTGGATTCGTCTCAACTCCTACTAAATAACCTTGGCCCTGACCAAATAATCTCTCTACTAAATAATCAAATTCG